CGATAATATCGTCACCAAAAGTGCGTACCTCCCCATTCAGGGCCTTAAGGTCCTGTCTGGTTAAGTGGCGATTGAGCTTCTTTTCTACACCGAGTAGAGCTAGGGTGATAAACACCATTGACTCTACCGGGAAGCAAAGAGCTGAACCCATAGACGCGAACTTGGCAAGTCTAATAACCTTGCCATTAACGTCAGCCTTACGTGACCTGCTTGCATCAACGGCCTCACCAAGGTGAGGCCACCGATCAAACATAGCTCGCACAAGCTGATTGGAAACGCGGTCAGACGCTGCACTCAAATCAAGTGTAGCGAGATCCGAATATACGGATCCTTCATGTGCCAGGAACTGATTAGGTTCTTGGTCATTGAAACTGATGAACATTGATGAGATGTCATCCTCATGAATGAACTCAACGAATTTCTCGAGAAGACCCTGCTGCACATATTGCATGTGAACAGGCTCAATCGCGATAATACGAGGCGTTTTCAACGTTTTAGGAACTGTGATAACCCTGACGGGTTCCTCAGCTCCGGGCTCCAGCCAGTTAAGACATTCGCTGTTAGCGAGGCCGTAACGAGGCGAGAGAAATTCTCTCGCCGGGAACAAATGTTCCAGACGGTCGGTCCAAGTACTCCAAAGGAATTTACGATTACCAATCGTTCCATCCTGAGTAGTGCCAGGGCCATGCTTTGGAATGATGTTCCCAAGGTAGATCTCACGATCCATCTTGGAGAAAACATCACGAAAAACCAAAGAAGAGACTCTCTGAAAATCAGAAACCATTTCTGGTGTCCTCAGAGAGTCTGCTTTCTTAACTGCATGTTCAGTCTCGAAGAACTCATCGAACGCACCCTGGATACGATCCGGGGAGCATTCCATTTTGATCTTAGCAAACATCAGTGTGAACTGACGGATGCCACGGATCGCATGAATCGATGGTTCTTCAAGCAATCGTCCACTAGGCCGATCGAAAATGAGATCAAAGAAACCTCCGAGAAATCGGGGGAGACTGCCTTTTCTCGAAAAACCGAGAAAAAGGTCGTGACTGACAAAACCTTGATCGAGACTTTTTTGGAAGTCTTTACCAAAGTTTGCCAAGGTTATCGTTAAAAACGATAACCCCTCATTTTCAACACGCTGCTTGACTGTTTTCAGATCAAGCAGGGTACTAGTGCCGCACCAGTTCCCAATATCATTGAGAACTGACTCGCAGAGTAACATAAGGCTTTTCAAGCCTCCTCCATTCATATTGGGGGTGAGCTTCCATAGCCATATGCTTTACTTACTTCAGTGACGACCTCGATTCTGATTCCCCTTCAACGCGTTATTAACGACGAGAAGAGAGATAGAACCGAGGGTCACCGAAGCGCCCAGGATCAGATAAACAATCTGGTCCATCAGATCCGCCTAGTCTAATAGTGACTGGGGACGAGAACTTAGTTCTCGCCACCAATCAGCTTCTTAAGCTGGGCGTTCGTGGAAGACGTGAGGTAGCTGGCAAGGCCAGCAACCACAGTCGTCTGCTCATCGACGGTGAATCCCTGCTTAGGGACATCGATGACGACATAAGCCGACATCGAAACACTGTCGTTCTGACCAGCCACGAAGGGATCAGCAGCGATCTTGTTAAGATCGACACGGATCACCCGACGCGTTCGCTTCCCATAAGTACTGGAAACCGAAAGCTTCTGGGTGTTGTCGGCGTTCTGGAAAGCTCCAGAATTCACACCACTTGCAACGCGCGGAAGCGTCGAAGCAGTGGAGCCAACAACCGTGATGGTCTGAGGATCGGCGAAAGCCATGGCATTACTCCTAATTGATGTTCAATTGTTATTAAATTGTGCACTCAGAAGAGTGACTTGGGTCCCTTAGTCATACCAAGGGCCCCAAGAATTGCCCATTGCTGGGGTGAAAACGAGTCTGGATTGAGACCAAACCCGTAGGGAGTTGCTTTGATTCTCTGCTTCCGTTGAGAAACGAAAGCAGTTGTCAAATCGCCAATAGCCTGGCCACGAGTAGTGACCAAGCCCTTGGTGGTAAAGGTTGAGTGCTGTATCGAATGACACATCACATAACCATACTGCAACAACTGGCCGTCGAGGATCTGGTGAGTGGCATTGGAGATAATATCTCCAGTGTCAGAAAACCAGTCCACAAGCCAACTCCATGGCATCGCAGCCCAGAGGGCTTCCGCATCTAGGCGAGCGCCTAGAAGCTTAGCCATCAACTGCGACGTTCGCTCTATCCTGCCCCACTGAGAATCAGTGGAAGCAAGATGGTACCGGAAGGCACCACTAAACCAGATTCTATCTGTTCTAGAGAGCGTCCGCGATACTCTGGCATCTGTAGACCAAATGTAGTCCTGGATTCCATTAAGATCACCCGTCCCGAAGGGCGTGTGATACAGTCTCGTTGTAGAGACAGTGGAATCCCAGTTCTCCAAACTGGACTTCAGAGGAAAACCATAACGCCTCCGCACAACTTTATC